TGTACAACATCAAATATTTTGCAATTCACATCAGAATCCTAAAAAATAGCATCATATAACTCTAAGAATCGAACATCAAACTATTTGCAAATCAACACCCCTACATGTCCGGCATTTGTTTTCTTTGAATGACTCATACTCCTGTTTCTCCCTTCCCCATGTAAACGGCTCTCCCGCTCTCAAAGTACTATGGAGAAATCCGACTTCTCATTGCCTTTACAATATCTTCTTTTTCGGTTGAATATTGCTTCTTGATTAATCAAGGGGCTATGAGATCTCCCAAGTTCCTGACATTACTCTTTATACATACCACGTGCTTGGACCCCGACAGACCTTCTAGAATCTCGCCATTTGCGATTCCTTTGTGTTGACTTCCATAACGTTAAATACGTCGTCATCTGCTTTGCCTTCTATAAGAAGGGACACGGTTAACGGGGCTGAATATGCTTCAGGGATTGCGGTATCCCCTGTGGTCTATATAATTCTCTGTGTACGCTTTACCTTTACTGTCGCCAGTAACGGCACAACACTCGATAATGGTGGTTGGCTAGACCTTTCCATGTAAGGACTTTCACCTTACCAGTAATGCCAAGCTTTGCTTGGCGCACTAACGGCGCGGTGTTTAACTGTGTAAAGAGTCTATCTGCTCCCTTAATTGCTGGCATATTCTCAAACTTTCTAACCTCATTTACTGTTAGCCAACCCGATTGTAGGGCAGTTTGATATGATTCAAATCTATTTTTTGTGTCTGCTCTTAGCAAGTCTGCAGTTAGGAATTCTACATAGTAGTGATCTCTTTCTTTATCTGTCAAAAGCTGCAGGTTTATTGCTTCTTCAATTCTGCATAACCAGGGTCTTAGAGAATATGTTAAGAAGTCTAGGTTTTGTTGCTCTATTGATGCATAACTTGCCTTCTCTAAATCTCCTAATAGATGCGGTGGAACTCTAAATATTCTTGCAATTTCTTTAACAGTAAACGCCCTCGACTCCAACCATTGGCTATCTTTATTATTAAAATTGATAGGCTTGAACTCCATACCTTCTTCTAGGATTGCAACCTTACCTGCTGAAGCACTGCCACCATATGCAGCATTCCAACTTTGTTTTAGTAAAGATTGCCCATTCTCGCTTAGTTGTCCCGGGTGGCTAATGATACCACTAGGTATAGATGAATTCTTAAAGAAGGAACTTCCATGTTGAATCTCTGCTACTGCTGTACCCAATGTTTCCCTTGCTAATGATATTGGGCTTTTACCAACTAAGCCATCAAATGATAGTCCTGTAATATGCAGTATGTCTTTAGCCCGATAAGTAACCTTGCCTTGCTTTGTTGTGATCTCGTAAGTAACAATTCCTTGATCGTCTTGCTTCGGTGTTACTCTGCTTGATTGTATAACCCATAAGTTCGTACCGTCAATTAGAGCATAGGCATTTCCGTTAGTTAGTAAATTGAGCATTATCATTTCTTTAAATTGGAATGGACTATGCCTATGATTCACTTGGTCGTGCAGTAGAGCATATAAGGGGTGCTCTTGTGCTCTTTCTCTAACTTTACTCTTACGATATAGCACTAATGGTAAACTTGCCACTGATTCAGATAGCAGACGTATAGCTGATAGTGCAGCAGGCACAGATAGTACTGTCTCCATGCTCACATTAACACCAGAGTTAGTCTTGTTGCCAATGTTCACCCAACCGTCTGCATCTTTCGTTGTCATAGTTCTTTTTTCGCTCTTGAATATCTTTCTTAATAGTTCCAATATCTGACACCTCCTATATAATCAATAACCCACGATCACTATATACTGATCTCTTTTCACGAAGCATACCGCGACTTAATGCAAGTATTAAGGCAACCGCCCCATCAATTCGCTGTGTTGATTTTGCCTTGCTTGGTTTGCAGTTTCCTGCTGCATCTTGTTCTAAGATAACGTTAGCTATACACCAACTAAGTACCGGATTACTTCCGTGTCTGATTCTCTTGCTTAAAACTAACTCTTCTAATTGCTTTGTTGGTGCTGACATTGAAGCAAACCCCATACCCGTGCCCACCATTTCGGCGCCGTCTGATTGTAATTCTACAACTAACTGGCTTGCATTCCATCTATCGTAAGCAATTTCTTTAATTTGGTAAATCTTGCTTAACTCGTGGATCTTATGCAGTATTGCCCTGTAGTCTATAACGTCACCCGGTGTAACTTCTAAAAATCCCTTTTTCTGCCATAGTCTGTAATTAACACGATCCCTATTGTTTAAAAGCTTTGCTTCTGGAATCCAAAAGTAAGGAATCACTTCATAGGTGCCGTCTTCGGCTGGGAATACTAAGCAAAAACTTGATAAATCTGTAGTAGTTGATAAATCTAACCCACCATAACAGGTCCTATTCTTAAGCTTCTCTAAATCTACTTGACCCTTACAATCGTTCCATCTGTCAATAGGAAGCCATGCCGTATCAGTTGACACCCATTGGTTTAGATAAAGCCGTCTAAAACTAGCCTCTAATGCTGGCATTTCTTGCGCTTTTTTACAAAGGCTCTCTAATTCGTCTAAATTTCTAAAACTCCCTAGTGCAGGATTTGCTTTTTCCCATGTTTTAGGATCCGTCCAATCATCATCTTCATCTGCTTCAAATACTGCTGGAAAGAATGTTTTATCTTCTATAACGTTACTCGCTACTTTCTTAGCGTAATCGTAAAGCTCATAGCAGACACTTTGTCGGTCATTCCCTGCGGTAGTTATTGCAATTACTAAAGGTTCACTTCTAGTTCCGCCGCTTGTAGTGATTGTGTCCCAAAGTTCCCTATCTTTCCACGTGTGCAACTCGTCACATATAACGCATGAAGCATTTAAACCGTGTAAATTTCCTACATCTGATGCTAGTGCTCTCATGAAACTACCTGTATTGATATTGACGATTGTTTTACGTGAATCTATTATTTTCGCCCTACTCATAAGTTGTTTATTCTGCCTTACCATATCCCTAGCAGTGTTAAAGCATAGGCTTGCTTGGTCTCTACTGCCTGCGACAACGTAAACCTCACCACCGCTAACGCCATCTGCGAATAGGTGATATAGTGCCAGTGCTGCAGATAGTGTAGTTTTTCCAGACTTACGAGGTAGATATAACAGCGCTTGCCTGTATTGTCTCTTGCCGTTTTCGGTTTCTGTACCGTAAAGCTTCGTAAGCAATTCATTTTGCCACTTCATTAATTCAAATGGTAGTCCATACCACGGTGATTTAGTATGCTTTAGCATCTCTACAAACTTAATAACTCTGTTTGACCGTTTCTCATTCATCAAGGAGGGCTTCAAATTCGCTCACCTCGTCAGTGTTAGGCTCTGGCATTTCTAAGCGCATTCTACAAGCTGGTGATAAGCCAAATAGTTTACCCCACTGTCTACTTTCCTTTGCTGCTTCTTGACCAACTCCAACCTCTGGGCGTTTTGTCCCTTTATCATCAACTAGCCCGTTTTCTTGTAGAAACAACTGCGTTTGCTTGTAAAGTGTAGTAGTTCTGCAGTAGTTTGCTAATGCGTTAACGTCTAGTTCCGTGAGTAATCCCATTCTATATAGTTCAGGTGCTACCCTGCGCCATTCCTTTTGACCTTCGGAATCTAACCACCTAGGACAGAGCGGTCTTTTGGGCGCATTAGGTTTTGGGACCGGTAAAGTTTTTCTGTCCTTATTATCATTTTCAATCAATCTTAATTTCTGACTCTTCGGCAATGCTCCAGTTTTTCCCATTTCGTCACCTCATTTTATACATTTTTTGTCATCTATTTACATAATGCTGATGCTTTTGTAATATGTTGTCAGAAAATGAAGACCCCCTCGTGGTCCCCCACGCCTCATTCCTGTACTTTTTTAGTGCCCCCTATGCTCTTTATTGTGACAGGTGAGACACAAAGCAGTTAAGTTGTCAATTGCTAGTAATAAGTCTGGTCTTTCTCGTAAGCTAATAATATGATGGACTTCTTCCGTTGGCTTTTCGTTGCACTTCTCACACATCGGATACTTACTAACGTACCACTTGCGGAGTTTCTGCCACCTCTTGCCGTAACCTCTAGCGTGTGTGCTTGGTCTTGTCGCTACTGGCTTATGCTCATCACAATAGCCGTTCTTATTCTTAGTGATGTTGATGCATCTTATATGCTTACACGCATTGCCCGGAGATAGTGGCATATATATTAATTCCTTCCATTAGTTCTAAATATCTCTATAATGTGATTATACAGAATGTTTGTTCTAATGTCAACAACTATTTTATCCACAATGTAGAACTATAGTACTCTTTAATGATTTAAGTTAGTTTTAGGGCTATCCTCGTTGATTTAAAGTACTATCCTATTCACCTTGTAGTAATTAATGCTTTAAGTAATTAATGCTTTAAGTAATTTCGTAAGTAGTAATAGAATGTATGGTAGATATAGTTACCTGCACATTGTTTTGTGATGAAGTTGATATTAAAATTATAACGTAGGCTCAAAGTAATTATCGATGCAACGTAACTCTTAGGCTTGTAGTCGGTCTTATACTTATGATTCACAATGTCGCTGTAGTTTGAATCCTCTATCATTAAGAAGAATTTACAATCTTTGCCCTTTGCTCTAATTAGTTCTGCTTCAAATCTCGCCCTGTCTTGCGCTAGGTTCCTGCTAAGCTCCTCAAGGCTCGCCTTTCTCTCAATGCTTATTGTAGTAGCGAAAGATAAGTCACGCATTATCCCTAATTCTGGATTAGCTGGCACTAAAAAAGAATAGTCGCCGTAATCAAGCTTTCTAACTTTAGTTTTAATTCCTTTTTTCTGCAAATAGTTTAAAATGTGGTCGTTCTTCTTTTCTCGTGAGTCAGTAATAATTATCATACTATCTAATATTTGAGTTAATTCCGTGTCTGTATATCTATATTGAAGTATGCTCATGTGAAACCTCCTGTTTTAGGTCGGCTCAATTTTCAGCGGACCTGTTTTGTTTTAAGTTGTTTTTGCTTTTAGTGGAAATGACATAACTATGACGTAACTCTCAAAGTTGTGTCATGCACCTCAACCGCTGTAATACCAATCGTTAGCGTTTAAAAAAATGACACAAATGACACAAATGACGTAACTTTGCTACTTTACTTACTATTACGCATATACATATATATATATATAAACCTTTTTCAAAACTACCTTAGGTTGGAGA